CGCCAGCATCTGTTGGGGCGTTCCCTTCTCTTGGGGGAGTTGACGCGCAACCTCGGCGGCTCGGCTGTACAGACCATGCTCGTCTAATTGTTTGGTGGGGCGCATGGCGAGCGCATACTTCATATCGTCTAATGATTCAGCCATGTCTTCCTCCCTGTGATTGGCGCATATTAACCCCAACCATCACGGTTTGTCGAATTATCGATGACAACCAAGATAATCACCGCCACAATCGTTCCAATGGCGGCGAGCAAGAATAGCCATATCAATAACCATTCAGGCTGCATAAGGATTCTCGCGGCGCGATCGTTTGTTAAACTCGTCCGCGTCAATGTAGTCGTCTGGCTCCAACCGATCCCTCGGTTCGGGGTCAATCGATATAAACCCTGCATCCCTGAGATACCGCATCCCTTGGGATATGCAGTCCACATACTCATCGTGGACAGTCTCAGGGAATGAGCATATCTGGCTGACCGCGCCCTCAGCCCAGTCCTTAACAAAGCCCTTCCGTACGGAGGACTCAGGAACCCATAGCCGTCCTGCCCTGATCATCGGGGCAACAATCGATAGCCGTTGAATCTTGTCAGCCTTGCCGGGGTTGTACGCCTGAACTGGCAGGTGCGCTCGCTGTAAGTCCTGAATGAGCGAGATGCCCGCCGACTTGTCCTCCACTAGGATCAGGTCTACCAACTTACGATCCTTGCCCGATCCGTAGACAGTCTCGAACTCCTCGATGACTTTGGGGCGCAGGTCTGGGTATTGGAGGTGGTCTTGCCAACAGTCCAAGACCATGACCGACATTGCTCCGTCCGTGGGCTTGAATATCCCAAGGGTCATGCAGCCCGTGGGATCGTTGACCGTCTTGTCCGATGTCGCGCAGTCGTATGACTGGATAATGAATTCCAACTTGGGGAAAGGCTTGCCGTCAGGCCATAACCTGATCCAGTCGCGTTTCACAATGCCGCCCTCTTCAGGGTCGATGATCTCCGCGTGAATCTCCTGCCTGCCGAGGTTCGTCCCCTCATATTGTAGAATCTGCTTCTGGAATGAGGGGGCTAGGTTCTTGATGTTGGAGTATGTCGAAGCCCTCGTGATCACCACGTCATCGCCTTCCCTACCGATCAAATCTAGGATCACGTCCTTGGGCTTCGGCGTTGTAGTGCAGATTAGCTTTGTTCGTTTGCCAAGTCGGATACCGAACTGGATCATGTCCCACGACTCTTGCAAGTATTCCCAAGCCGCCAGTTCGTCCAGCCAGCCTCCGTGGAATTGTGGGCCACGGAACCGCTCAGGCTCCGAGGCAGGGATGCCCTTGATCAGGCTGCCGTTGATAAGGTGTATCTCATGGAGGCTGCTGTTGTACTTCTCGATCAGGTTGGATGGGATTACCTTGAGCAGCCCAGAGTCGCCCTCAAAGCACGTTCCCTTTAAATCTCCTGATGTCGGGGCTGAGACCAACCACCGAGTATTGGGCTGTTCCCAAGACCAATACGACAGAGCCTCCGCAGCAGCCCTAGTCTTTCCTGCGCCGCGACCTGCCAACATAAGCCAGATGTTCCACCATTCGCCGAGGGGGACGAGCTGGTGCTTATGGGCTTGGGTCTTGAGCCACTTGTACTGCCAATTAAATACCGTTTGGTTGTAGGACTTCAACCCCATGAAATCTTTCTGGGTTTGCTCATCGAGCAGGATGTCCTCGGCAACCGACCCCATTACTTCTTGTCCTCTTCGGACAGTCGCTGTAATCGGATGTTCTCCAGAACCTCCCCAAACACCCCAAGGTTGTTCTCCACCACCACTGGGTTATCGGTATCTCCTGCGTGGACAACCCGATCACCATACCGCTTAGGATTCCACTTTGCGAGCAGCTTCAGCTTGATGTCAGCCTGAACCCTGACCCAAGCCACATGGCCTGCGTCCACGCGACCGCGTCCTTTCTCGTCCACAATCATGGCGGGAGGAGTCTCTACAAGTCTATAAATTTCCTCAGCAATCGCATCCTGCCCGACTTCGCGTGCGTGTGCGATGGCTTTATGAAGCTCCGCATCCTTACTCATCCACAAGTAAACAGTCTGCCAAGCAGGGAACCCTTCCTGACGGCATATCTGCCTGAGTGGTATCCCATCCGATAGCTGTTCGCACATACGTTTAGCTATCTCAGGATTGTATGTAGAGGGTCTACCTGTTTGTAAATAGTCTTTTGGGTCTTTGCGGCGTGACATTCTATATCCCAAATAATTCAAGAAGTTGCGGATTTGCGCCGATCCACTTCCTGAGCGCGGCGCTGTACTCTGCCGCGTTCTTGATGTGTCTGTAGCGCATCGTGTTGAAGTCGTACTTTACATCAGCGGGGATAGGCTCGTCATCTGCTAAAGATGCAAGCCAATCATCTCCCAAATTATGGGTATGTTGTGATCCAGTAAGCATAAAACCTCCGAGACTAGTGAAGTGCGCGGAGGGGATTGTAACTTGTAGTTATAATTTTGGGAAGTATTGTGCGGAATTGATTTTTTGGGTTTTAATCTTTTTCAAATACTCCGACCGATCCAAATTCGGTACGCTTGAACCGAAAAAGCGCTTTTTCTGCGATCTTTTTAGCAAAAAAGTCAATACTTCTGTTGCTGTCGCAGTACTTTGTTAATTTTAAGGTCGAAACCATTAAATTAATCGTTAATTCAACCAAAATGATTTCAGCTTCTTCATAGCTTTCATTCAAAATTAAATCCTGAACCAAATTTGAAATAACAGGGTTTAATCGGGCTAACACGAGACCCATTCTGAACCCATGTAAATTGATAAAATCATTTTCAATATCTTCAAACATTTTTTTCTCCCAAAAAAAGGGGTGGTTTCCCACCCCACTCAACTTAAATGGAGTGTTCCAATACGTTGGTTTGGCTTTCCAATAGTGGGCTGTGTATGGCCTCGTCCACAGCTTGAGGGGTCTGTTCTGCAATTAACTTAGACCGTAATACCAAGTCCTCGCGGATGATCTTGAAAATGTCCGACACGACCTTCGAACTCAACAGAATCTCTTGCTTGCCGCCATCCCCTTGCAGTTGAACAGTCCCTGCTAATTTGTTGGCGTAATCCTCATACGAATTACGTTGGCGAATCTCAATCTTTGCAATTTTCATCATCGTCTCCTTAAAACTGCGGAATTGCAGTGGTTAAATTATAACAGAAAATTTGATTATGTGCTTACGGAGCGTCCATAATCCAAATAAAGGTTCGCGCATCACGGTGGTACTGATGCCAATAAAAGCTAGCTTGGTCGAGGTCATCACCTGTCCAAGTATGGGTGTTGACGTTGTTGGAGCATTGAATCTTCAGTTGAATCTGCTTGTTGGGCAGAATCTTGCGAGTCACTTTCGCCCAGATCGATCGGCGTTTGCCTGTGTACTTGATAACTTGAGTCTTCATATTGCGATCCTTATAAACCTGCCCAGATGCAGTGGAGATATTCTAACTTAAAGTTAGAATTTATTTCAATGGGTTTTGGCAATTATTTTGTTACGTTGTGTTACTGCGGTTAAACCGCGTTTTGCTGCTATGCAAAAAAGGGGGAGGCACAGGGCACTCCCCAAGGGGGTCTGTCTAGCATATCACTCGGTTTCAACGACCATGATCTTTTTAACCGCCCACTTCTTGTAGGCTTTCAGTTCTGAGTTCTCCGTCTCTAAGCGGTCAATCTTGCCGCGCAGGTAGTTAATGGTCGCTGAGGCTCGCTCAATCCACTCCCTTACGTCCATCGGCAGTTCACCCATCTTGGTGGACTGGTCTAACCTCTTGGGCGGCTTCTTGGTCGTTTTAAGAGGTTTGGGGGCTGATTTAGCCTTGGTCTTAGTAATTTTCTTAGTAGCCATGATGTTCCTTACGTTATGAGGGTGTTACACTCAGTCGTCCGTTCCCCTCGAAACGGACAACGATCCCCACCCTGCCATGCTCATCCTCAACAGGGTGGGGATCACCTCTCAATTTTCCCCTGACGAAGCCTTTGACAGCGCCGCGCGGACGAAAGCATTGGCGAGTTTCACCAAGTCCTCATCCAAAAAATTGTAGTTCTCTTCCAGAGGGGTATTCATAAACACTTTAACCACTTCTTCCTTAGTCAATTCCATGTCACTCTCCAAATTTGTTTTTAAGTTTCCAAAACGCCAACAGATGTTGGAACATAGCCCATTGGCGCTCCAAGTCAGGCTGCGCCCATTCCACGATCTTGATCAGACCCGGATTGTTTCGGCTCACGAATACGTTAGCGCATCTAGCCGCAGGAATTCCTAGACCAACCCGATAGGCAGCCAACTGCATACCGTGTTCATCGTAAGCATCCACTTTGTCGTCTACGCCGAACTCTTTGCTCTTGATGTCTAAAACGATCCCTGTGGGCGCTAACTCGTTCGGTGGGCAGTACATATCCACCTTGCCGCCAAAGCCTTGGTGGGAGAATGAGCGCTCCATGAGCCATTCTTGGCAGGGGTGGCTGCCAAAAAACTCGTGGACGTGCTTATCAAACGCGCTCGCCGACCGTTGGCACTCAACTTCGCGCTCGCCCTTCATCCATCGTTCAATAGATTCGTGAATGCGCGTACCCTGTTCTGCCGCCTGTTTCCCAGTCTCTTTGGAATCGGCAACGATACGGGCGATAAAGCTCTTCTCAGGCTCGTCAGGCGTTCTGGGCAGGGTTAGGGCTGCCAAGAGCATCTGTTCCATCTTCCAAGCCTCTAAAGCGGGCTTGGCGGCGATTTTGAGGATCGTGGTGACCGATGGGACAAGGTTGAACTTGCGAGCGTCACGCAGCGTTGTAGGGCGCTGTGAGCCGTCTTTTGCGGTGACCGTGTACTGAGGAGCGCCATCGGTACGATACCAATGAACGCTCTCGGCTGATCTAGCAATGATGGTAGCCATAAAGTCTCCTTAAAATGGGATTTCTTCGTCTGTGTCAGCAAACGCTGAATAATCATTTTGGGGCTGCTGTTTCAAAGATAGCTTCTGCCATTCGGGAGAGGCTTGAATTTTGGTCTTTAGGTTTTGGCTAAATGTTTCAAAAAGTGCCATGTCAGGCTCGCTGATTACAAAGAACTCATTGGCGTTGATTGCTTTCGGCAGACCCTGCTGTTTGACCAAAGACGGAACTGGGCTAATGCCACCCACATTGACGTAGGTTTTGTTGTTCCGGCCCTCGCGCTCAATACAGTTGATCATGCACCACGCGCCCAAAACGCTCTTGACGTTGAACTTACGCATCTCGTCCGAGGTGAATGGGCGACCGCGCCAAGCCTGTAAGTCCAAACGCAGGTTTGCCTTCTCAGACCAACTCAGGGTGTAATTCTTGAAGATCGCAAACGGACGGCCGTCTTTCATGCGTAGGTTCTTGCCGCTGTCATCGATCGCGTGAACTTCCCAACCAAGTGAGATTTTGTGCTGGAACTTCTCTTGCCCCATGTACTCTGTTTTCTGAGTACCGAGGTCAATAATTCGGTAGCATCGAGCCAGATGCACTCCAGTCGGACACCGCTCAAATTCGCCACCATCATCTTCTACATATAACTCTGCCATAACCGCCTCCAATGGGCATAACACGGTCACCTGACCGCAACGCGAGTATAGCATAAATGTGAACTTTGTGTTAGAATTTGAGGGAAGGAGGAGATATGACCTTAAAAGAATACTTTAAAGACGAGCCGCACGGCGCGAAGAAAGAGATGGCTGACTATCTCGGAATCTCGCTGACGTGGTTGGGTTTGCTGATCCATAAAAAACGCAAACCCTCGCCATCTTTGGCGAAGAAGATTGAGAAAGCGACTCAGGGATTGGTAACTGCAAAGGTACTGCGACCTGATATTTTTGGCTAAGTTGAGGAGAGGATGATGGCTAAAGTTACTAAGATTGATATTAAAAAGATTCGGATTGATGGGGGTACGCAGATGCGCGTAACCATGTCCCCGGAACACATCGGAAGCCTGAAAGAGGCTATTTCCGAATTGGGGGAAGCATTACCGCCTATGCGTTGCTGCTTTGACGGAGCGGAATATTGGCTCGTGGATGGTTTCCACCGATACCATGCCTATAGCCAATTGGGGTACAAAACTGTTGAGGTTGAGTGGACAGAGGGCAGCCAACAGGATGCGATTGTCGCTAGTTTCGGGGTCAATAATGACCACGGATTGCCGAGAGATCGCGTTACGAAACGCCGAATCGTGGAACAGGCGATAAGTCACCCAAACTTTATTAAGGCTTCCAATAAAGTTATTGCTGCTGCCTGTGCCGTCTCAGATACGTTTGTGGCTGCCATGCGCGACCCCGAAGTTCGAGAAAAGCAACAGAAAAAATTACTAAAACACTTTGCCAAAAAGATTCAGGATGAGGACGAGCCAAGCCCCGAAACAGCCGCTCCAGACGATGCAGAAATTAAAGCATTGGACGAAGCTATGATTTCGGACACAAAATTAGTCCACAAAATTCTTGAATCAGAACAAGGGGCTAAAGAGGCTTTTGACGAATGCAAGAAACTGAATCTGCAATTAGCACACTCAGAAATCAAAATACGCGAATTGCAAACCGAGAACGCAGAACTCAAAAAGCAAGTCAAAAAGTTACAGGCTGTTTTAGATAAACTCAAAAAGGACAAGTAAATGAATTTCCGAGCGCCGAGTGAGCGTGATGATGGATTTCCCCCACCAAGACAGTTTCAAATTGATGCCCACGAAGCCCTGCGTAAGGGCTTTGCGGAAGGTCATAAAAAGCAACTGATCATGGCTCCGACTGGTGCAGGTAAGACCTACATCGGATTAAGAATTTGTAATGAAGCGATCCAAAAGGGCAAACGTGCGGTTTTCTTATGTGACCGCACGACCCTTATTGACCAGACCTCCAAGGTTGCGGATCGGTACGGTCTATCAAATCATGGAGTGATTCAGGCTGATCACTGGCGACGGCGGTTGTATGAGCCACTCCAGATTGCGAGCGTCCAAACTGTTGCTAGGCGCGACTACTGGCCTGACTTGGACGTTTTGGTGATCGATGAGTGCCACTCCATGCACAAGACTTGGGTGGACTACGCCGAACGATCCAATGCCGCCATCATTGGTCTGTCGGCTACGCCGTTCTCGAAGGGTCTCGGCAAGACCTTCACCAACCTCGTTAATGCGTCCACGATGCACCAATTGACGGAGGATAAGATTCTAGTACCCATGCGCGTGTTTAGCTGCTCCAAGCCCGATATGCGCGGCGCAGAGACTAGGGGCGGCGAGTGGACGGAGAAAGCCGCAGAAGAGCGCGAACTGACTATTGTGGGTGACGTGGTTAGGGATTGGCTCAAATTCGGCGAGAACCGCAAAACCATCGTGTTCGGTGCAACGATTAACCACTGCAAAGAACTTTGTAGGCAGTTTAATAACCACGGCGTTTTGGCTGCGGTGTTCACCTCAGAAACAGGCGATGAGGAGCGAGCAGCTCTGCTCAATGAGTACCGCAAGGCAGACTCAGACCTGCGAGTGTTGATCAGCGTGGAAGCCTTAGCCAAGGGGTTTGACGTTCCTGACGTAGGTTGCGTATGCGATGCGCGTCCGCTGCGTAAAAGCCTGTCCACGGCAATCCAAATGTGGGGTCGAGGTCTGCGGTCAAGCCCTGAGACTAGCAAGCAAGACTGTTTGTTATTGGACTTCAGTGGAAACATAATTCGGTTCTTGGAGGATTACACCGACATCTTTTTCAACGGTCTTTCCAAGCTAGACGATGGGGAAAAGTTGGATAAGCAAGTCCGCGACATGGAAGACATGACCATGAAAGCGTGCCCGAAATGTGGTTATGAGCCATTTCATAAACGCTGTATGCGCTGTGGATGGGAAAAGTCCGAGAAAGCCTTGGTATCAGCCATGCCCGGCGAGATGAACGAAATATTTATCTCTGTCGGAAAAAAGAAAACCAAGCTCGCAGACTCTAAGGAACACCTCTGGAAACAGCTATGCTCCTACGCCCAAATGCACTCCAAGCCCGAAACTCGCGGCGGTCGCGCGTACCATCTGTTCGTGGGCATGATGAACGAAAAGCCCAATATGCGGTTCTATTCAGGGGAGCCTATTCCCATTACCCAAGCCGTTCTAAACCGAATCAAGCTGTATAACATTCGATTCAATAAGGCTCGGCATAAGGGTGCGGCATGAGTTTCGTTGGGTTTGCTAGGGATCACGGACTTGATATCGAATCGTCTCAGTTATGGCCATCAGAAAAGATTCGCAGAACTGGGACAATCGATAAGCCGAAGTCCGACAACGGAGCGTACTTTTGGGACGGCAAGCGCGGTTGGGTGATGAACTGGTCTACAGATGCGAAAGTTCATTGGTATCAGGACAAAGATGCCAAGCCTTGGACTGCCGAGGAAAAGCGCGATTGGGGACGAAAGAAGCGCGAGCAGGAAGCGCGAGAGGAAGTGCGCCGCGAGGAGATTCGCAAACAAGCCGCGGCTACGATCAACGCAGCTCCTCAGCGGTTTCACGACTACTGGAGGATAAAAGGGTTTGGGCAGAAAGTCGGGTTGGTTATTTCCGACAAGCTAATCATTCCTATGTACCACTTCAAAACCAACGTACTCCAAGGATACCAGTCCATCTTTTGGGACGCTGAGGTCAAAAAGTACACCAAGAAAATGCTCTACGGCATGAGCGCGAAGGGAGCCGTATTTTGGCTTGGCGATAGAAATAAACACGAAAAATGGCTCGTTGAGGGCATTGCGACTGGGGAATCCGTGAGCATGGCTCTAAAATCGGCAGGGATCGATGCTTGCGTCTGCGTGACCTTCTCTGCGAATAATCTGGAGTACGTTTCTTCGCAACTCTCAGGCAGCGTATACATTTTTGCGGACAACGACCAATCTGAGACTGGAGAAAATGTCGCCAAGGCAACAGGCCGACCCTACGCCATGTCTACAATAGTTGGGCAAGACGCAAACGACCTGCATCAGAAACAGGGGCTGTACGCAGTTCAGAAATTGATTCAGAAAGCACGGATGCCCAAGTTGGGCGCGGTTTAACCGCTGTAAGGTCATGTTACGTCAATCAAGGTTTGACATGTTTTGGTACTTCGTGGGATAATTCGCGCGTCTGGTGTGGCAGCCAGATGATACTAAAAAAAGCGAAAAAACCTCGACTTAATTGTGGAGGCTCTTGTCAAGCAGTAGCTCGATGACTTTGTTTTTTCGCTTTAAGAGTAGTCATCCTTCTGCCGCTCAAGCCAAGAGCCAAGAGCCTCCAGAGTTAGGTCGGGGTTTTTTCTTTTGGCAGCCAGACCGTCAGGGTAACGATAGATGATGGGCTAAACAGGGCTGCTCCCAGTACACGTTGCGGATACCATATCCCGCATTAACAAAGGTGGTACGCCGTAAGAACTCGAAAGGGTTCAGGGGGCAGTTCCCAAAATCGGCGCGACTGGTCGAATCGTCAAGTCGTAGGGCGCAACGTCTCACAAGCGTTGGCATGACGATACCCCGAAAGGGGCGTGATCTTGCTCTCTACTCCGTTTGGGGTAGGGGGTCTTCTGCGTGATCTTAATCCGAAGCGCCTTTCCGCGAAAAGCCCACGAAACGAATATCTAACAAAAAGTTTCACTATGTGTTATTATAGAATCTCATCAAGGAGGTTCTTATGGAAGGTGGAACAGTGGGCGCGGATCAACTCTCTGAATCGTTAATTTTTCCAAGCAAAGTTTATACGATACAAAAGCCTGAATTTTTAGATGCGGTTCGATCTGTGAGTGATCGAAGCCTTGAGCCATCGCGCAAACAACAGCAGGGCGATTACATGACCCTGATGTCATCGAATTTTTCTCACGAACCCGAAGTGGCTTCGTTTGCTCAGTATGTCTCTCAGACGGCGTGGAATATCCTACAAGCCCAAGGCTACAACATGGACAACCTCGTCACGTTCTTCAGCGAAATGTGGACGCAAGAGCACAAGAGTTTTAGTTCGATGGATTATCACGTCCACGGACTTGGCGCTATGGTTTCGGCGTTCTACTTCCTCGATGTCCCTGAGAATGGTTGTCAGCTAGTTTTACACGATCCTAGACCGACCAAGTGGATGATCGACATTGCGACAAAAGATTCATCGCAGGTCACGGATGCTTCCGATAGAGTTTACGTCCCATCAAAAGCGGGAACGCTGATCTTTACGAACTCATGGATGCCGCACTCGTTCACCAAGAACTTCAGCTCGGAACCCACTCGGTTTGTCCACATGAATTTGTCGGTGGCAATTAACCCGCAACAGCCAAAGGTTGAGGTTGTATGAAGTACCTAATTCGTTTTAACAAAAGCCGAGGTCAGGCAGGGCGCGGAACGGTGGATCACGTTTGGCGCGTCCTTGATGAACAAGGGAACGAGGTGATCTGCAAGAACGTAAAGATTAATGTCCCCTCCTGCGGATACTCCCCTCCAGTTCCGACCCGTGCCGCCACCCCTGACGATTACAGCATCATGGCAGAGGGTGTCCTAAAAATTGACCGCGCAACCTCTACAGTGGAGATTAATTCATGCGAGTGCTAGGAATCGATCCGGGGCTGTCAGGGGCTTTGGTATTGCTTGAGGACGGAATCCCAATTGAGTGGATCAGAACCCCTACTTGGGTTCAGGGCAAGCACAACCGAGTCGATCCCTACGTTTTAAATAGCTGGATTCGGACTGTAAACCACGGAAATGCGATCAAAGAGGCTGTAGTTGAGTTGGTGGGCGCGATGCCCGGACAGGGCGTTACGTCCATGTTCTCATTCGGACACGCCACAGGAACGATTTATGGGGCGCTAGGGGCGTTTTTGATCCCCATCCGCACCGTAACCCCACAGACATGGAAGAAAGCCGCAGGAATAGCCTCTGGAGCAAATAAGGACGCTGCTAGATCGAGGGCTTCGGCTATTTGGCCTGCTTGGGAGGCGTTGAGAAAGAAAGGTGAGGGTCAGGCGTTTGCGGATGCCGCCCTAATTGCTAAGTTTGGTTAACTTAAGGAGCGAAAATGAAAAAGCTAGTATTTGGTTTGTTGTTTGTTGCGTTTTCTGTTCAGGCGTTTAACGATCCCGAAAATGTGGTGGCTACAATCAAAAATAACGCAGGGGGAGAGATTGTATTTACGAACCGCAAAGCCCCCAATTGCGCTGAATATGCTCGTGAAGTTTATTCGGTCAGCGGAACAAATGATGTAATTGCAGGCTGTTGGACTTTGTATGACGGCTATTTGGTAGTCGTTTGGTCAGATGGCACAACCAAGGCTTTTAATGCCTCTGAAGTAAGGGTGTCAGACTGGGTTGGCAAGATTCCCAATAAGCCAGTCAATCAAAAACCCAAAACGCAGGTCTGATTGATGAAATATTTAAGTGTATGCAGTGGGATTGAGGCGGCTACGGCGGCTTGGCACGGTCTAGGCTTTGAACCTGTTGCTTTTAGCGAGATTGAGAAATTTCCGAGCGCCGTTTTATCCCATCATTACCCAGAAGTCCCCAATTGGGGGGATATGACTAAATTTAAGGAGTGGCCAGATGCAACTATCGATCTTCTCGTTGGAGGAACCCCCTGTCAATCATTCTCAGTCGCAGG